ATTTAGTTTGTATTATTATACTGACTATTATCATCTTCATTTAAGGCTTTTTTTTGATCATTTGTCAAATGGATGCCATTGATCAATTCTAACGACCGTTTACACCCATTACAAATTTTATCAGGTAAAATACGCAAAGCCGTTTCCTTGTCCATATCAGAAGATATCACTTCAAATTGGTATTCACCAGAAATCCCGCATAAGGCGAATTTTCTTCCCAAAAAAATATGGAAAAAGATATAGGTGTCGCCTTCGGCCCTAAAATCGTTTTTAAGAGGATTAAATTTTCCGAAGGTATAAAGGGTCGCCTTAAATGTTTTCTGCTCTATTTTAGCCGATAAGACCCTCTTATGACGATTTTTAAGCTTAGTCCTTATCATAATTTTTCCTTTCGGTATTTCCAATTAAAAATAACTCCCAATAAATGGCTTACCAATTTGAAGGCGCTGTAAGACTTTTACTTGACTATTTACACTGAAATCGTCTTCGCGGATCACAATTTCATTAAACCGCATAACTCCTATTTTTTTCTCATTATCAGTTTGATTTAGTCCATACATAGCAGTAACATGAGCATATTTACGCTTGTCCTCGCTGAAATCCATCCTGCCGAGTAACTCCTTCTCAGCGCTCTTAGCATCTGTTTGAGTGGCTGTAACTACCAAACAGTGGCGTTCTTGTGACAGTCGGCGAAGCCGTTGCCAAATTTTATTCTCCTTGTGACGAAATTCCTTTGGCATATCTGGATCAGGAGCAAGAATATCTGCATAGTCTATGACAATCACATCTGGGATAAAGCCTTCTTGACGTTCAAGCGTATTAAGGATTGTATTCATCTCATGGATTGAAAGAGTCTCGTTGGCATGAGTGCTGATTTTTAAGTTGCGTTTGTATTTTTTATAGAATGTCCGAGCGGCTTTGTAGGCATCTTTCCAAGATAATGGCCTTTGAAAAGGCTGTTGCCATTTTAACCATGGTGCACCTTTCATTTTCTGGCAATTTCGGCAAGGCTTATAATAAGCTTCTGACTCTTTTGCAGCTTTGACAAGATCAGCGAATGCAATTTCTTTCAGGTCAAGCCCTGCAAATGGTCCGTCGTCACATTCTCGTTCTTTTCTTGTACAAGTGTCCAATTGGTTGTAGAGACAATCCAGTGTCGGAATCCACAACCCTTTACAATACTTTTCTCGGGCTGGCCATTTAGTTAGATACACAGCCAATCGACGGAGTTGTTGGCTTTCTGACATATCTCCGGCCTGAAAGAATATTGCATTACATCCTGACATCAGTGACCGTATTGTTATTTCTAACAGAATAAAGGTTTTCCCTCTTTTTTCCGGGCCCATCACTGCGACAAAATTATCTCGGCAAAATTGGTCATTCCAAAACTTCCCAAGAGCTTTTGGCCAACGAATCAGCGGTATAGTTTGCTGATCAAAGGCTTGCTTATATTTGCTTGAGGAATCTTTGTGAAATGGATCCAATATTTCGGACTGTTCTTGTATAACCGGGTTGTGTTGGGTTGTGTTTCAACACACAAGCTTCAGCTTCATCAATATCGCCAGAAAGGATCGAAGCTTGAATTTCTTCTGATAAAAGAAAAGCGGCCCTTTTCCTGAAGTATAATCGGGTCTGGTCTTTCAGATAATCGCTATTAAACTGGCCTCGGTCAAATTCATCGCTTAGGCTTTCCAGGATATCCGATATATCTTCGGCTTGGTCTTTCTGTAAGCCTTTCTGTAAGTGATATGCAAAAATGCCCTCTATATCTCTGCCAGGAGCCCTATTGTATTCTTCAAAGTACTCAAAACACCACCCTGAAATTAATTTGGCTGTGGTAGACTCTAAGTATTTATGTCTCCAGAATTTTTTTATGGCTGTGGTATATTCGGTGCTGATGATCAACCCAGTTATGATTTGCCGTTCTATAAATTCATCAGATTGCGTTTGCTGCGAGATCAATGCACGCTCCTTCCGGTCAGGATGTCAAACCCAAGGTCTTTTGTATATCGTGAGATGAAAGTATCGACAAGTTTAGATTTAGAATGGAATGTATTTGCGGTTATCGTCTGTAGCCAATCTTGTTTTTTGAGCCAGACAATATATTTCTCGATAAAGATTAATGGGCTTGGGATGAAGTCATCCCATATTTGTTGGCTTTCAGGGTCATCCCCAGGAGGTTTCTGTTTAGCTTCAAATTCATAATAGAGGTCACATAAGTTTGATGCCAACTCAGCTTCATTTTCAGCAGTATCGGATTCTATTAGATCGAGGGCGGGTTCCAAACACCGCTCTTTAAACTTTTCAGCGTATTTTTCATTAAAATTTGTAGATAGAATCTGTTTTGCTAACATTTTATCTGTACCATGGCATCGATTTATTTTGGTCTGTTGTATGGATTCAGGGAAAAGCCCTGAATATCCATTTTCTAATGTTTTTTCTAATGCCATTTTCGCAATGGCGATGGGGTATTCTTTTAATTTATTGGATAGGCGTTTGATAGATATTTTGGTCAGAGCATTTTTCTTTTCTTTTCTATGGAGACAGAAATCATTCAATGCATCCATAAAAAGCTTATCCTGGATCCATTCTTTGGGTAAATGTGCTTTAAATTCTTCCATCGGAGAAAACTTTTTTTTGTTTATTTTTTTTAATTTATTTTCCTTATATATAGGTAAGCCCTTTAAATTTTTAATTGCAAGCCCTTTAAATTTTAAAGGGCTGAGCTTTTCGGTGTTCTCCAAGAGTTTTTCAATATTCAATAGGTAATATTCTTTGGATGGGATTCCTCTTCTGATAGTAGATATGATCCCCATATCCATCAGTTCTTTTTTGCATTTTCTAAGCTGGTATTCGTTCATCCCGGTTTGTTCAGATTGGTCTTTGTGTGTGAGGAAAAAGGAATTGTCCTGTTCGAGCGTGTCTTTCGTGGCAAAATATTTGAATTTATCAATTAGGTTGGAGAGGAATATTGTTTTCTGAGGACCTAACATTTTGAGGAGCTTTTTGTTTATCACAAAGAACGATTCTGATCCAAAGGCTTCCAAGGCCAATAATATTTCGCTGGGTGTTGTTTCCTTGCTCCTTGTTCTTTTCATGGACAGAACCCTCCTTAAAATAAAAAAGCTCTTGTTGAAAAACCGAAACCGAAACAGCAAATTATACATAACGGATTTGTATTGACGGGCAGTCAATCAAAGAGTCTCGGTTTTTCAACAAGAGCTTCTATTTTTATACCGTTATGTAAATTAATTTCTACCCAACCTCAAGTGCCCATCCTTGAGGGATAAGGATTAAACAAATCGATTATAAAGCCTTTTAATTAAAAAGTAAAGCTTTTTTTTACTTAATGATTTTAAGCACTTGTCGTACTAAATGGTCGGCGTCGTCTTGACGCATCCCTCCGGGGTCACCATCAACGTCTTCTCTGTGGGCAGATACTCCATAGAATCGGAGCTCGCTGACCAGTTTGTTTGCTTGTTTTTTGGCTTGTGGCTCGCTGTCATAGATAACGATCACGCGCCTAAATCGCCGCCACATCCAGCGGAATTGCGCCTTTGTAAAGTCTATTCCAAAAGTAGCAATAGAAGAGGGGCCAAGTCGCCATACGTCTGTGATTCCTTCTACGATAAGGCCAACGTCAGTCCAATGTTTTTCAAGGCCGTAAAGGATCTGCTGGTGCTCTATGATTTCTCTTTGTTTTGGGCAAGCTAAGTATTTGAGTTTTGATCTCTCGGTTATATCCCTGGCTTGGAAGGATACTTGCTTGCCTTTCCAATATATGGGGGCAATTATACGGTGTTTGTAATTAATCCCGTCTAATAAGCTTACCGGGCCGGTACCAAGTAATCCCCAGAGGTTTATGATTTCGTCAGGGTCAAATTTTCTTTTGGTAAGATAGGCAATATGCTGCTTTTTCAGTTCAGATACTCCAGAAGGGAATTTGTGTCCTTTCAGCCGTACTTTTCGCTTGTCGATATACTGGGGGGCAGTAGTCCGTTTTGAATAAATCCCATATTCTTTTGCCAACGTTTTGGCTTGTGGCTCGCTGATTCCGATTATTTTTGCGATGGCTTTTATGGTTGGTTTCCAGCCACAGCGCCAGCAATAGAAATGAGCATGGTCAATTTGACACCCAAGATGGAGCCCTGGATTGCCTGTGCAGAAGGGGCATTCTGTATTTGCCCAACCTGGTCGGCAATGTTTGTGGTCTTCAGTGCTGTATGGGATGGAATAGGCATTGTATAGATCGAGTATGCTCATTTCTTTGTCCTTCTGAATTTCTGCTTTGTGCGAATGAGGCCTGGCTCGAATCCTTGCATCCCTAGCAATTTGGCGAAATAGGCTTTTTTATTTTCATTAACATAGGCATTCCATTCACGATTTCTTTTGCAGAAACTATCTGGTCCACAATGTTTGGAACAGATGGCCAAATCGATGTGGACTCGACCACCTGTTCCGGTGAAGTGTTTCTTGTCACAAAATGAAGGAGGACAGGGCATGCATCCTCCGTGTGGGGTTGGTGTGAACTTGTGTATTGTATTGTGAGTCCTTTTCATGTGGTGCCCTGTCCTTTCTTATACATTATACGGGCATTAGGCCTTATCATTTAAAAAAGCCTTTATCTCAGTAAAGGAGCGCCATATGGAAGGCCATGACCAGCCTTTTTTTCGGAGCGTCCGATATACTTTCCCTCGGGATGCTTTTTTCGACGAAGACAGGAAATCTGCTGGACTTTCAAAAATGATTTGACACACTTCAAAGGCTTCCTTTGATAGCTGCTGGAGGCTTTCTTTCCAACAATATTCTTCGTGCTGATTGGCGTGTTTACCGAGGAAGGGCTTAGCGGATTCAAAATCAATTTGGTGGAAATAATTTTCGTGTCGGCAATAATCAATAAGGCGCGACCTGACTACGTGATAGAAGAATGTAGAGGGGGAGCCCTTTTTGCTGGTGTAAAGGGTTCTTGATTGAACAAGCCCTTCATAACCGACAGATAAGAGATCTTCATATGGGAGTTTGGTTGACTGGTGGAATGACCAAGCAAGTTTTTTTGCGATACCAAGATGGTCTTTCGCTGAAATTCTTTTCATTAATTTTCCTCCTTATCGATTTTCTGGCATTCATCCCGGACAACCGGGTGCCAACATTGGTTAATGACATCACCTGGATGGTGATGATCTCTTGCCCACGCTCTAAACTCTTTTTCCTCTTCTGGATTTAAATCTCTGAATAGTAATATTTCAGCCATTTTAGCCTCCTGTCTTGTATGGTGATATGGCGGTTATGGTGATGCATATTGATTCAGTAATTTACTTAGTAGGCTCTCTTCGTCAATTGTATTAACCCCATCCAATAGAGCATCCAACACCTTGCGTTTCTTGTCGATCAGTTCCAGGATATCTCGTTCGATAGTATTGTCAGCTACCAGATAATAGGCATTCACCGAATCAGCTTCTTGTCCAATTCTGTGAACTCGATCTTCCGCTTGGTTGTGATCTCCCGGAGTCCAGCCGAGCTCTATGAAGCAAGTCGTACTTGAGGCAGTTAGAGTTAGTCCCACCCCGGCAGCTTTTAGATTACCAACGAATAACCGAACTTCTGGGTTGTTTTGGAATTGGTGTACTGCCATATCACGCTCAGTCTGGCTACTTGAGCCATCAAGTTTTACTGCGATGTTGCCAAAGTGATTCATAAGCTCGGCGATGGTCTCTTTATGGGTAGCAAATACTACCAGCTTGCCATCTGTATCCAGGTAGTTCTCGATCCATTGAATCACAGACTTTATTTTGCCTCGGATAGTGAGCTGTTTCAGGGCTTCTATGCGAGCGAGGGCTTCTGCTTGTTTGGCTTTTGCAGCCGCAATATTGCCTCTTGTAGATTGTACCCATGCTATGAAATCGGCTTCGGCGAGATCATATACTTTTCGATTATTAAGCTCGATGGGCACGACTGTTCGGACTTTTGGCGGTAATTCTTTTAAGACATCCGCCTTCAATCGTCGAATCATCAGGGTGTCTGTTAGGATTCTGTGAAGTTCTTCGATGTGGCTTGCTCCAGTAAAATCCCACCCGAAGCCATTGTAATGTGCATTACAATATCTGCGAGCAAAATTCATTTTATTCGGGAATAGTCCCGGATTAATGATTTTGATAGCGTTAAACACTTCAATGGGCCGGTTAACTGCGGGTGTTCCAGATAGGGCAAGGAAGTGATTGCTCATTCGGGCCATCTTTTGAATTGCTTTGGTGCGTTTGGTGGCGCTATTTTTGAAGAAGTGGCACTCGTCTGCTATAATCACTTTCGGCTTGATCCTTCTGAACCATTCCACCCATTTTCCGATTATGTCATAATTGATGATGAATATCCCATTCTGGTTCTGGGCCGGGTTCTTTTCGGGATTGCCAGAAAGCACTTCCAGTTTGGTATCTATTCCCAACCATGTCTGTGTTTCTCGTTTCCAGTTTAGTTTCAGAGAGGCTGGACAAATAATTACAGCCGGTCTTTTTTCCGGGTGAAGCGCGAGCCATGCAAGTGCCTGAACAGTTTTCCCGAGCCCCATCTCATCACCGAGAAGGGCATTTCCGTCGCGTGATTCGATGAAATTAACGCCTTCAAGCTGAAAAGGATATAAGGTGCCGTGTAGATTTTTTATCGTCGTTATAGGCGATCTGAGGCCGTCTGAGGCTGATTTAGGTGCAGGGCCCTTCTTAATGCCAGAAGTGGTTTTGGATTTCACCTTGGAAATATCAAACCCCCATTCTTTTAACCGTGATAAGGCAGAAACAGTATTTTCACAGGTCCAAGGCTTGCCAGGTACGTCCGGATTCCATCTTCGTTTTGGCAGGCTTTTGACTTTGGGAATCAGCGAGGAATCATACCTGAAATAAATCCAAAGCTGGCCTTTTTTCTCGATCACGTAGTTCTTAGATTCAACTTTTACCCCAGGAGCCATTTTATGTCCTGCCGGCAGGGTTATTGTTTCATTAATTTCTCTTGTTTCTTTGATGACAGAAATCGGAAACCAGGAATCTACTTTTGTGTCCAAGATGATTCCGCGTATTTTTGCCATTGCTTTGGCGTCTGCTGCGTCTTTGAAAAAGGTTTGGGGGATATTGAGATGGCCTCCGCATATTGGACCGATTCCGACTGCGACCGATACTGGGTTATTTAGGGTGGCTCCACAGACACAGCAAATATTATATGGATTGGCAGTGCCATGCCCATATAGATAAACTGCTTTTCCGCTTGCAGCTTTTTTCGCTTCAATCGCCACAAAGCTGTTTGGAATGCCTTTGCCTCGAGCGAAGCCATTCTTGATGATGTATTGTTTTGCTTTCATGATAAAATTCTCCTTTCAAATATAGGTGGGTGAGTAGGCTATCTCGTCAGTTATACTTGCCTAAGGTATAAGACCGGGCAGAGAAGAGAGCCCGGTTTCGAATTGGTTATTTGTTTGCAACCAGAAAGTTTATCTGGTTTTGAATTTCTTCGATTATACAGTTTGACAGCAACGCACGTGCTATCAGCTTCCTGCGCTTTCCTACCGGGACTCCAGCCATATTTAGGGCATCTAACAATAGCTTGATGGCTTCGCTTGGAGTGGTTTCCAGTGGGCCTTCTTTTTCTTCAACATATAATTTTTTCATATTGAGTACCCTCTTCAGTTATCTGTTTTACTCCTTTGTGATTTCCAAGCGCATTCAGGTAATCCGCCCATTCACGAGCAGCAATTGGGCCAGCTGCATAAAAGGTGTCTTTGGTTTTGTCTGTAAATATGACTATGTATTGTTTCATTTCCATACTCAAATCTCCTTTATACAAGGGTGGGGTGCGTTATGGGCTATCTCGTCAGTACCGGGTGCCTATTTCCGACAGACCGGCTCCTCAAGCCGGTTTCGAATTATTGTTTATATAGTATTGTGTAGTGCATGGTTACAGAAGTTATGTAAGATGATTTTTATTGGGTCTGTTTGCCAGCTTTTAAACCCGAATATTTTGATATACTCATCTAAATGGGTTTTGAATAATATGTACATATCATCTTGGCTCCTTTCTCCTGCAAGATATTCTTGGCAAATATTTTTCTGATTCTCTGTAAAAGGCATTAGTGATTGTCCTCCTTGTTGAATTACATTAAATCCATAAGATAATCGGGCTCAAGCCCAAAATATTCAGCGCAGATGTCGTGCGCAGATTCCGTATCGCCTTCTGCAAGGTACTCCTCCATGCTTTCTTTTGCAGAGGTAATTAATTCATCTGCTTCATACGGCGTTATCTTGTCCCGACGTATTAATATTTGTTTTATGGTTTCACGACTCATGTCTTGTAATCTCCTTTGCTTTTATTCGGCCTATGACAATATCGAAGGCTTTTTGTTCGGCTTTTGCCCTATCCATCCCCTCTTTTATAAATTTATGAGTAAGGACGTCGTGTTTTTTCAGACGTGCAATCACCCCTCGCTCAAACACCCCTCCAGGACGAGGTTTTGAATTTCCCAGTGCCATAATAAAGTCCTTTCCCGCGTG